AGGAACAGTACTTGTAAATGCCACACAAGTGACCTAAAGTTCTTGATATTCATACCGATACAGTTTGTGGAAACGGAGATTTAATGGATGAGTCATAACTGGGAAGAAGATGCTGAGAACTACGGTGCGGAGGAGGAGATCCGTGTAGACCAGAAGCCAATGCCGGTCATCAAGGGTAAGTTTGTGAAGGGTCAGAGTGGCAATCCCCGTGGCAGGCCGAAGGGAGCACTAGGCAAGCAGACTCTGCTCAAGATGGCGATGCAGGGTGAGTGTGAGGGAATCCTCCTCAAGAATGTCCCCAAGATTCTCAAGGTTGTTTGTGAGGAGGCGCTGGCGGGGAATGAGAAGTGCATGAAGATGGTTCTTGACCGTGCCTTGCCGATAGCCAAGGCGGGGGATAAGGCACCGACAGCCAAGACCACATACGTGTTGAAGGTAGAGGCACCCACGCCGCGAATCGTCACTGACCACCGTCCCACTCTGGAAGCCTCGGAGGTGAAGGAAGTGACCGAAGGATGAGTGGAGAGGACGTCTTTGGCATAGGCAGGCAGTTCACCCACGGTGAGTCACGGGATGACAACACTGCCACGATCAATGTCTCGCTCCACGAGCAGCAGTTGGAGGTGTTCAACACGCCAGCCCGGCACATAGTCTGCACATGTGGCCGCAGGTGGGGAAAGACGCACTTTGCCAGAGCGTGGGGGATACAGGGCACCTTACTCAACGAGACAGCCCAGGGTGTCCCGCTCACCCCGGACCATGAGGTGTGGTACGTAGCCCAGACCTACGACAGGGCGAGAGCCATGATGTGGAGACCCTTGAAGATCCAGGCACGGGAAATCCCAGGGGCAAAGATCTACGAACGGGACATGATTATCGAGATGCCCAATGGCAGACTGTTCCGCTCAGTGGGAGCAGACAAGGAGAACTCCTTACGTGGGAACGGTATATCCCACGCCATCCTCGACGAGTACGCCTTCATGAAACCCGGAGTCTACGAGATGGTCATCCGGCCGGCGCAGATGGAGATACGGGGAAGGACACTGTTCATTGGCACTCCGGAGGGGAAGAACCACTTTTACGAACTCGCCAAGCGGGCACAGGCAGATACCACAGGTACCTGGAAGTTCTTTAACTTCCCCTCATGGGGCAACCCTCGCATCCCGAAAGACGAGATTGCCGCCATCAGAGCGGAACTCACCACCAGTGCCTTCAACCAGGAAGTCGGGGCATCCTTCGACTCCGTAGGGATGGGGATACTGAACGCGGAGAGCATAGAGGTACTGGACAAGTTGCCGGAAGCTGAGTCCTTCACCCACTACGTGTCCGTTGACCCGGCGGGGTTCGGGAGCCACCAGGGCCTGACCAACTCCCAGATCGCCAAGCTCGACGAGCATGCCATTGCCTCCGTAGCCGTCGGGGAGTCCGGCTGGTACGTCACCAACATAGACCACGGCCGGTGGCAGCCCAGAGAGACCGCGCTGCGCATCCTCCGTGCCGTGAAGCACAGCCAGTCCCGGGTACTCGGCATAGAGGGTGGCTCACTGATGTCCGCCATAGACCCATTCCTGCGTGAGGAAATGCGCAGGATGAGCATCTACCCCAAGATAATCACCCTCTCCCACGGGCGGAAGAAAAAGACAGAGCGCATCTTCTGGTCACTCGGAGGGCGCATCCAGCACAAAAAGCTGTTTCTTATCAAGGGAAAGTGGAATAATGCCTTCTTGAATCAGGTCAAGGACTTCCCAAACCCGATGGCCCACGATGACTTGATAGACGCTGTGGCGTACGTAGACCAGATGGCAACCACGATCTTCGACACGGACCCAGGGGAAGTCGAGGATATGAGTTACTTCGAGATGGCAGACGAAGAAGCAGGATACTGATATGGCTCATGTCACGGATCACAGTCAGGCTACCACCCACCCGATTGCCACACTCGTGCCCCAGCCAGGGCCGACGCATGATGGCGTCATGGGTCAGGCACGGCCGCACTGGGAACTCGCTAACTGGGTAGCCGCACAGGTCGCCGAGGGTCGAACCCACAGAGACTCCAACTACCAGGAGAAGTGGGAGACCTACTTCCGCCACTACCTCAACATCTGGAAGGAACGGGACAAGACCCGCAAGTCTGAGCGTTCCCGCATCACAGCGCCGGCAAGCCATCAGGCGATTGAGGACGTCACCTCGGAGATGGAGAGTGCCATTCTCGAGAACGCGGACCTGTTCAACATCGTCGATGACGTCGAGGACATGGACCCAACAGACGTCATGACGCTCAGAGAGCGTCTGCTGGAAGATGCAGAGCTTGCCGGGATAGAAGATGCCATCTGTGACACCCTGCTCGTCGGTGCATTGTTCGGAACAGGCATCGCCCGCTACACAGTGGAACCCGTAGCGCAGCACACCACCTCCGCACTGGGCATATCCGGCATCACAACCCGCCATAAAGTCGGGCTGGAGAGCATACTCCCCGTCGAATTTGTCATCGACCCGTACGCAAGGAGCCTTAAATCTGCGAAATACGCAGCACACGAGTACGATGTGCCCCTGCATGAGGTCCAAGCCATGCAGTATTCCGGGGATTTGCTCAATAACACCGTCACCGGGGTGGCAAAAACACAGCTTTTCGAGGATTCCGAGACCATTCCGGTAGGCAGTGAGGCTGTAAGGCTCATCTACTGGTGCGGAATGGTGCCGAAATCCCTGTTCAAGTCCGCCATCGAGGCACAATTCAACTACATCGAGGAGCGTAACGCGGGTCTTGAGGTAGATAGCGACGGTGTCGTGCAGCTTTTCGGCGATAACATGCAGATTGGCGATACACATGAGATGACAAAGGCGATTGTCATCGTCGCCAACGACGACACGCTCCTGAAAGTCGCTGAATTGCCGCAAGGCATGGACACAGTATTCCTCGCCTATCGCCAGGAACGCATCCCAGGGCAGTTCTGGGGCCGTGGTACGCTGGAAAAGGGCAGATCCAGCCAGAAAGCCCTTGATGCCTCGCTACGTGCCCGCATCGACGGCCTGGCATTGACCACAAACCCCATGCTCCTGTACTCCAGGTCTGAGTTTCCCGGAGGATTCCGCCCGAAAGTCTACCCTGGGGCTGTGTTCGGTGCAGCTACCACCACACAGGGGGCACTGCAGCCCATCAACTTCGGGCAGATCGACCCAAACGCCTTCACTAACGTCGCGGACCTCGAACGCATGGTGCAACAGAGCACCGGAGCCTTCGATACAGCAGCCCCCGTCACTGTGAACAACAGAAACGAGACCTTCGGCGGACAGAACCTGCAGGCAGGTTCCTATGTGAAGCGCGGCAAGCGCCCACTGCGCAATTTCGAGCGGGAATTTCTCATCCCGATGGTGCGCGGTATGGTCTACATGTACATGGCCATAGACCCAGAGCGTTACCCGGAGCGGGACTACAGATTCAAGCCTATCGGCATCCGAGGAGCCATGTCTCGGCGTATAGAGCAGCAGCAGATCGCTGCCATGATGACCTCTATCCCCAATGACAGCCCGGCATTCTGGATTCTGCTGCAGAACTACTTTGCCCTTAGCGATCTGTCGAACAGGGAGCAGATGCAGCCCGTCCTCGAGCAGATGGCGCAGCAGTCAATGCAGCCCAGAGAAGATCCCATGCTGGAACTTCGCAAGCTGGAGATCGAAGGGAGAATCCGTGCAGAGAGTGCCAGGATTCAAGTGGAGCACATCAGGGCGCAGGCGGAAGTCATGCGGGCCATCAATGATGCGAACCGGGCAGATTCAGAAGAAGCCAAGGTCAAGTCACAGGCTGTTCTGGCGCTTGCTCAGGCGGAAGCTCAGGAGCTTGGCACACAGCTAAATGTTTATAAGGCTGCAGTCGATAGAATGACTGCGGAATCGGAGAGTGGCAACAGGAGGATAGAAGATCTTGTCCAGCAAGCGAGCAGAATCTCTAGCACGATTGGAGGAAATCCACAGTCTCAGGGCCAACAAGGGGTACCAGTACCTCCTGGAGGATTTGAAGGAGCATAGGGATTCACTGGTAAACACAGCGCATACCCGCATCCTCAACCCGCAGGACTGGATGTCGCATGTCGGGATGGTACGCACACTGGATATGGTGCTGCATTACCAGGACGGTGTAGCGCGAATGATTGAAGAACTGGAGAAGTACACAGACAGTGAGTGGGACGAGGTTCTCATGGAGGGACAGGAGTCCCCCGGGGAACCGGACTTCATCATTGAGGAGGAGCACTAGATGCTCTGGGATTTCAGGTGCCCGGCTTGTGACAACAAGTTCGAGGCGTATGTGCCATCCGACGTGCGCACGACACCGTGTCGGCAATGCGGGACCACGTCAGTGCGGGAATTATCCCCGCCAAAAGTAAAACTCGAGGGACTGTCTGGAGATTTTCCGAGTGCCTATCACGCATGGCAGAAGCCACGCGAGAAGAAGATGGCGCTGGAACGGAAGAAGAAAGCAGCCCACGGGGATGACTATTACCTTTGATCCTACAACCCACAGAGGCAGGACCATATGAGTACCGATGACGAAATTATCAATCTGTTCGGAGATGCGGACCAGGAACCGGGTGGGGATCCGGCTGGTGCGCTGCATAGGAAGCCGCAGGCAACGACGTACTCGAAGGCGCTACCGGAAAGAGCGTCTTTACCCACGAGCGCGCCGAGACAGCAGGAGGCTTCTTCTTCTGATGAACCGGAAGATCCGCGATACGCGGGGAAATCGAAGGCTGACATCATCAAGATGCATCAGAACATTCAGCAATTGCAGTCGCGCACTGCTAATGAGCTGCATGAATACAAGCTTCGCGCAGAGAAATTGATCGAGAGTCAGATCACTCAGAAGGTAGAACCTGAAGCACCGGCAGTGACTTACGAAGAACTCGTAGACGATCCGGCTACAGCAGTCTATAAGGCTGTTGACAATAGCCCACGTCTGCGGGCGCTCGAGGAGAAGCTGTCGCAGACTGAGCAGCAGCGAGAGGAGGCTCTACGCGCCGAGTCCAAGAACAGACTTCTCACTGACTACCCACAGGCATTTGATGTGGTGACGTCGAATGAGTTTCTGTCCTGGGTAAACTCGAACCCGCGCAGAGCAGCCAGGTTCGCTGCCGCAGAGCAGGCGCTGGACTTTGACGAACTGTATGACTACCTGGACATGTACAAAGACGTGTCTGGTAGTAAGACCCAGCATGCGGGCAATGCTGCAGCCAGTGCGCTGTCGGCACCGAAGGGCGGAACGGCCGTTGCGAAAGCATCAGGTCAGACCGCGAAGGGGAAATACAAGAGATCAGATCTCCAACGCTTGGCCGTACAAGACCCCGCACGGTACAAGCAGATGGGCAAAGAGATCACTGCTGCGTGGCGTGAGGGGAGGGTTATTAATGACGTAGGTTAGGAGGTAATTCCCAATGGCAAGCGGTAATTGGCCGTTTTCTGATGCAACTACTGTAGTCTCGCAGTCGGACCACGACGTATTTATTCCTGAGTTGTGGTCGGATGAAACGATTGCGGCTTACATGAAAAGCATTGTTACGGCATCTCGTGTTAAGCACATGTCCTTCTCTGGCAAGAAGAAGGGCGATACGATCCACATTCCAAAGCCTGTGCGTGGCCAGGTGTTTGCGAAGGTTGAAGGTCAGTTCGTTACCCTGCAGTCGAACACTGCCGGTGAACTGGTCGCCACCATCGACAAGCACTACCACTACGCACAGACCATTGAGGATTTCTTCAGTGTGCAGGCGATTGAGTCCTATCGCGCCTTCTACACTGAGGACTCCGGCTATCAGCTCGCAAAGCGTGTTGATACCGACCTCAATGCTTTGGCAGCCCGATTCGGTGTAGCCAGTGTCGCTGACTGGGATGAAGCCCTCAAGGGCGACGGTACAGCGTATGCACCCACTGCTGGTGAGGACACCACGGTTGACCTGACTGACGCTGGCCTTCGCACTGGCATGCAGATGATGGATGACCGTGACGTTCCGCTGATCGACCGGCACTTCCTGGTGTCTCCACGTACCAAGTGGAACATCCTCGGAGAGGCGCGTTACACCAGCTCGGACTTCGTTAAGGGCAACCCTGTAATGTCCGGGTCGTTTGCCAACCTGTACGGTGCAGAAACGGCATTGTCCACCAACATGCCGATCATCACTGATACCGGTGGCACCACGGATGAGCAGGCGAACCTTCTGTTCCATAAGGATGCAATATGCTACATGGAGCAGATGGGTGTACGTACGCAGACCAGCTATGAGCTTCAGGCTCTTGGTACTCTGTACGTAGCTGACACCATCTACGGTGTTGTTCTGTACCGTCCTGAGTGCGGTGTATCTTTCGCAGTGCCTCAGTCGGCATAACGAGAGAGAGAGAGGCCCCTCAGAACTTGAGGGGCCTTACTTATGCTCAAAGAGGATCTTCACAAACTGGAGTTGCACGAGCTTCGCCGAGATGTGAGCGAGCTTCGTGCTCAGGTGAATGAGGTGCAGGATCTGTTAAACGATCTCACCAAAACCATCGCCCGGTATCAAGGTGCCTGGGGTGCCGTAATTATGGTAGGAGGGGCTGTCCTTGCCGCTCTGCGCTACTTGGCGGAACATGTCAATTTCAAGTGAATAGGGGGACGGCAGGATGATATTTCGAGGGATACCAGGGCCACTCGGTGGAAGCTCGTTCCCCGACGCTGCTGCTCTCGCGCAGGCTGTGGTAGATGCGCAAGCTGCACAGGCTGCAGCAGAAGCCGCCAGTGCGTCTGTCGGTGGTTCTGTAGCCGCTGCAGCCGCCAGTGCCGCCGCTGCGGCGACCTCTGAGGGGAACGCCGCCACTTCCGAAACGAACGCCTCAAACTCAGCGGGGGCAGCAAGTACCTCGGAGACCAATGCGGGCACTTCCGAGACCAATGCTGCAGCGAGTGCCGGGGCAGCCAGTACCTCCGCCGCGAACGCTGCCCTTGAGGTGGGGTACGCGCAGGAGTGGGCCATTAAAGCCGAGGACTCCGCTGTCTCTGTGGCCGCTGGCGGGGATGCCAGCACTACGTTCTCTGCGCTGCACTGGGCTGCCAAGGCTGCAGCATCTGCTGCTGCGGCCGCTGCCGCCAGTAGTGATCCTCCGTTCACCTGGACGCTCACCACAGCGTCTGACATTGGGTACATCCTGAAGGGTGCATCCAGCCAGACAGGTGATCTCTACCAGCTACAGGACAATGCCAGCACCGTACTGCAGAAGGCGGACAGCGCAGGAAAGCAGGTATTCAATCGTGGTGTGGAGAGTACCGCCACGACTACAGTGCCCGCCTTGATGATGCAGCTTGTGGGGTCTCAGACCAACGAGTTGCTGCGGGTAAACAACTCCAGTGGCACAAAGCTCTGGGGTATCGAGAGTAACGGCCGCATGCGCGGCAGGTTCTGCGATGGCATTGAGGATCTCACCACAGCGACAAACGGAAACCCTCGGGTCAAGGTCGGGGATATAACGCTGGAGTTGCAGCACAACGTCGCAAAGAGCATTGCCTGGGAGTCGAATGTCCGGGGTGCGATGTTTGGCAACCACATACTCTTGTTCACAGGCAACGATAACGCAGGCTGGGGCCGTCTGATGAACGGTGCCTACAGGGACAACGCAGGCTGGAAGTTCCTGCGTACAGGTACTCAGCCACGCAAGCTCAGGTTCGAGCAGGACGGCACCTTGTCTTTCCACTCCACGTCCACCGCGTCTACGGAGGACAGCACGTTCTCCTGGGACGAGGAGCACATGTACCTGGATGGTGATGGTGGGCTTGTCGTCGGCTCCCCGACTGGTGCTTCCAAGGGACCAGGGACCATCAACGCGGTCGGCATATACGATGACAACACGCTGCTGACCTGCTACCCCTTCGAGCTTAAGAACACGGGCGCTATTGATTTCGCGTACTGGGATGCAATTGTCCCAGTGAGTACACGACGTGTATCCGACGGGGATGGGCAGACTGTCACTGTCGTGGAGGATCCAACCCCCAGGCAGCACAAGCCCGCCCGTGACTTTATGCTCCGGGTGAACAGTCCCAAGTACAACCCGATGGACATTGACCAGTACGCTGCCTGCTGGAAAGACCACGGGCACCTGGACGGGTTCCCCGAAAAGCCAGTGATCCCGCCAGCGGCGACACCAGCAGAGAGGGCCCATATCGCAGATAGTGTCCGCATTCCCGCTGGGGATTGGATACAGCGTCTGGTTGAGACCGTTGAGATTCAGGCGATCCACATCGAGACACTGAACGAGCGGACAAAGCAGGATCAGAATAACATGGTGACGCTGTGGAACTCCGTAGCCAATATGGAGCCCACTCCTATGGGGACTGTCGGTTCCCTGCAGTTCAGTGAACTGACAGAAGCACAGTTCGAGGCAGCCCTTCCTACGCATGAGCAGGGTGGCAAGTGGGTACTGGCAGACGGCCGGGATGTACCAGGTACCAATTGGCATACGATTACCGGCAAGTTGAAGGTGCCTGACCGAAGGGGTGCCTTCTTCCGTGCTGCAGGGCACAACACGCAGTACGGATGGGATGGTGGCAACCTGGGGGATGTCCAGAACGACTCAACAGCCGCACCGACCAATGCGTTCACGTTCAATGCTGTGCCGGATCACTACCACTGGCACAACAAAAACGAGTACAACGACCCTAATGTGCATCCCGATGGTTCGGATTACCAGTCCAAGGGTACCAATGGATGGGTAACACAAAATACCAGTACATACGCCCAGAGTCTCATGCGTACCAAGCCTGCCGGAGGGCACACCCCCTCTATGTCCGGTGGTGGTGA